CTTTGGAAACACAAGGACGACAACGCTTGTACATATCATATAAACTACACGATTTTTCATAAAACACCTTGGGATTTTTATGTTGAGGGTATAAAGTTTGAAGCAGAAGAAAATGATGCAGTTATATCATATGGCAATGATCAACAACATTGGAGAGAAGATTTTCCAAATCCAAAAACTAATTTGGTTGCCAATGCATTCTTTTTTTATACAGAGCCAGATCACTGGTTTTTTAAACATGGTGCTCAATACTTATACACAGACATTAGAAAAACAAATACTAAAGAAAAACCCAAAATAGAAACTATGTAAATGAATAAGTTATTTTTTCAATTATATAATCCTACAGGCTTAATAAATCAAGTAATGAGTCTTGAATTAGCAACTGGATTATCTCATGAATTAAATGTGCCAGCAATAATTCACTATACACAATATACTGCAGACAAAAAACTTTATAATACTGACAATATTCCAATTTATACTCCTAGCAGATTTTACAATAAACAAAGAGAGGGTTTTACAAATCCAGATCAGTATCCTCACTTGTTAGATCTTATAGATTTTGATTCAAATTTAGTTTTTATTAATGAAAAAATAGATAGTTTTAAACAAGAAGAGTTAGTTATTGATGATATTTTAAATAATTTTTATTATAGCAATTATCAAGATTTTTCTGATGATGAAAAGTATTTTGCAGAAGGAAGAAAAAGACTTCCACTAGACAAAATACTTCACCTAAAACTAACTCTAGGTTGGTATTCAAGATTTTTTTACAAAAGAAGCAACAGCCTTAATAAAGCAATATCTTCAGTTAAATTTAAACAAGAGTATTTTGATTTAGCAAATAAAATATATCACTCAATAGGACATTTTCAAGGAATGCATTTAAGGCTTTCAGATCATGTTAAAATGTTTGAAACAAAACAAGAAATGTTTGAGTCATGGTTAGATAGGTTTGCACAAAACAATTTGCCAATAGTTGTAACAACATGTCAACCAGGACACAAAATGATTCAAGACAACAAGCATAGGTTTATATTGCTAGATGAGTACATTGTAAATAATTTTAAAAATGAATTTATGTCTTTACCATTTCAAGATGAAGTTGTGTTTGGTCTTATTTGTAATCTAGTAATGCATAATGCTACAAATTTTGTTGGTACATCGGGAAGCACATACACTGCCTATATACATAGAAATAGAAATCAGAAAGGAAATGAAACCTGGGACTTTTTTGACAATCCTCAAAAAGCAACAGGACAACCATATTCTTGGAATAACCATGAACTTGATAACGGAAGAAAAATGTGGTGGAGAGAATGGGCAGAGTCAAAATGCTAAAAAGAATTGTTTATAAATTTATTATGTGGAAAAAATATAGAAAAATTAAAAAAGGTGGGTACACATACTAATGCTATTTGATATATTTAACCCAAGAGTTATTCCTTATTGTGGAATCAATAGAAAATACCCTAATACAAATTATTCTGTTACTAATGCAGTATTGGCATCACATTCAGAAATAGAAAGACCAGAATATAATTATGTATGGAATAGTGATGGACTGAGATCTGTAGAATTTTCTACAAATCCAGAAGTTGTAGTTTTAGGATGCTCATTGACATTAGGACAGGGAATGCCAGAAAACCTTAGATGGTCTAATATTCTTTCAGACAAAATTAATAAGCCCATTGGAAACATATCTTATTCTGGAGCATCTGCAAATCTATTGGTGTCAAGTTTTTTTGGAATGATTCATCAGTACAAATATAAACCAAAAGTAGTACTTGCACATTTTGCTAATTTTGAAAGATTTTATTTTATTAGCCAAGATGCTAATGCAATGCACATGTGGTACATTAATCATAAAGAAAAAAAAACAAAGGCATCGGCTCCTTGGGACTATGAAGAAATTTTGCCATATGAGTGGGTCTATTATCAAAATCTAGATCATATTAAAATGCTAGAGGCTTTTTGTGAATCTAATGATATTAAATTAATTTGGACTACATGGTCAAATAGATTAACAGAAAAAGAAGAAAAATTTTTAAAAAATAATTTTAGACATTACGTTACAGACACAACAAAAACACAATTTCCTACAGCCTTTGAGTTTGGATGTAATCCAGAAAATATATCTGGATTGCCTCCTTATTTTGAAATGATAAATTGGCAGGGATGCCATAAAGAATATAAAGATAAATATCCAGACATATTTGAACACGCATATGACTATCATAAAATCCCCTATAACTATGGACGGCTAAAAGGTTCTGGAGCACATTGGCCACATCCTGGACTACACAGACATTTACATATTTCTGAGTTTTGGGAAAAACAAATATCTGTTTTAGTTTAAAATATTGCCATATACTTTAGTTAAGATTATTGTGAGGAAGTAATGAAATCAGCATTAGTTTTAGGTGCAGGTGGTTTTATAGGTAGCCATATGGTTAATAGGCTTAAATCTGAAGGATATTGGGTTCGTGGTGTTGATTTAAAGTTTCCAGATTTTTCAAAAACAAAAGCAGATGAATTTATGAAAAAAGATTTATCTGTCTATGAAAATATTGAAAGCATTATACATCTCGTGGGCACAATAGCATTTGATGAAATATATCAATTTGCTGCAGATATGGGTGGCGCAGGATATATTTTTACTGGCATAAATGATTCTCAAATTATGGAAAATTCTGCACTTATAAATCTTAATCTTTTAAGGGCTCAATCAAGATTAAACGCAAAACACGATATTAATAAAACCAAAATATTTTATTCAAGTTCTGCTTGCATGTATCCTGACTATAAGCAGTTAGATGTAAATAATCCTGGCCTTAAAGAGTCTGATGCATACCCTGCAGATCCTGACAGCGAATATGGTTGGGAAAAACTGTTTAGCGAGAGAATGTTTTTAGCCTTTAATAGAAACAATAAAATTCCTGTAGCCATTGCCAGATATCATAATATTTATGGCCCAGAAGGAACTTGGGATGGTGGAAAAGAAAAGGCCCCTGCTGCAATATGTCGTAAAGTTATACAAGCAAAAGATTCTGTAGAAATTTGGGGGGACGGAGAACAAACCCGCTCATTCCTATACATTGATGAATGCATAGAAGCAACAAGAAGACTCATGCAATCAGATTTTACTGGACCAGTTAATATTGGGTCTGAAGAAATAGTTACTATAAATCAGTTAGTAGATATTGCCTGTAGTGTTGAAAGCAAGGTTTTAAGTAAAATGCATATTACTGGACCCTTGGGTGTCAGGGGTAGAAATTCTAATAACAACCTGGTTAAAGAAAAGTTAGGTTGGGATTATTCTATGACATTAAAAGAGGGAATTGAAAAAACTTATAACTGGATACTTCAAGAAATAAAAAAGAACCCCTCCTAAGAGAGGTCCTAATTTATTTTACTACTTAGGAAATTTATTCATCCACATTTGGGTCTTTGGAGTTATGCCTTTCCAAGAAGACCAATCATCTCCACCATTTGTCATATAATATGCAATTTCTGCATTTTTTACGGGATTGAATAGTTCAGCATTAGAGTCAATACCAAACTTTTCTCTACGGTCTGGACCAAGAGAATCAATCATATTAATTTGGAACATACCATAAGATAAGTCACCAGTTTCATGGTTGCTGTTAAAAGCCAATGGTCTTCCATTAGACTCTTTTTTAGCAATGGCCCAAGCCTCCTTAAGATTTTGACCCTTAAAACCTACTAAATTAAGCAAGTTTTTTAGATCTTCATCAGATAGAGATGTAGCATTAGAATATCTTTCTAACTGATCTTCTTTAGCCTTAGAAACACTTTTGGCCACTTGCGTGGCCTCCATAGTCTCTTCAAGCATAATAGTTTTACTATCGTTTAATCGGTTTTCAGAAGCATTAGCAATGTTTGACCAAACGGAAAACATTACCAATATGCTGAGTATGCCAATGATGTTCTTATTATTATTCATAAAAGTAATCATAGTTTCCTCCTTAGAAACAAAAAACACCTTTTTTAAGGGTGTTATTCATATATAAGTATAACATGATATTATTTATTATGTCAAGTGCGTAAAAGTGGTATAATAAATAAATATGGCAACGGGAAATACAGGATATGGATTTAATTTACCATTTCCTATAGCAGAAGATCCAGTAAATGTACATGGTGATATTGAGCAATTGGCTGAGAGGCTTAGGGTTGTTCTTCCATCATTAGGAATCTCTGCTTTTCAAATGAATGTTAAAAATGTAAGTGGTATTACATTAGAAAAAAGAACTCCAGTTTATGTAACAACTTCTGCAAATGGAGTTACACATGTTAATAAAGCAATAGCATCAACTTCACAACCAATACTTGGACTATTAAAAGAACAACTAGAAAATAATGAACAGGGTTTGGTTATTGTGGCTGGAGTTTTAGATAATATAAATACAAGTGATTTATCTCCAGCAGGATCGGTTGTTTATGTTGGAGAAAGTGGTGGACTTACTGTCACCAGACCTACTGGTGGATCTGGTGCTGTAGGAATTGTTGCTAATGTTAGTGCAGCAACTGGAATTATTATTGTTGAAGCAAAAGGTAATGGAACTTGGGGAGCACTTAAAAACGGATTATCTTAATTATGGTATAATCTAATATTATGGCAACTCTGCGTGGATCAGCATCATCATATGATATAGGAAACAAACCTCCAACAATTAATTGGACGGTAGTTCGTGGAGATACAGCATCATTCAAGGTATATGTTACAGATGATGAAAAAGAACCTCTTGTTATTCCTGATTGGGATATTTTAATAAAAATTAAAAGACCTAATTCTAATCCTGGTGTTATTTCTGATGACGCTGTTTTAGTTTTAACCCTAGTACCAGAAGCAGATGCTGATGATCTTTTAGGAGAGTTTACAGTATCCCTTACTTCGTCAGAGTCTCAAATACTTGAAACTGGAGACATATTTGATATACAACTAACAAATGCTGGACAAACAAATGTATGGACTGTTGCACAAGGTAGCATGATAATTCTTGAGGATGTAACTGATTAATGGCATCAGCAACTTTGTTATACAACAATACCAATAAAATTAAAAAAATTGACTCCAAATCGTATGCAATAATTAATTTAAAAAACAAAACTAGAGAAGTTAAAATAAATGAAACCTTGCCTTTTAGGGTAAAGTTTAAAAACATTAGAATTGAAGGATATAGTAGTTCAAATCCTGCACCAATTGGTATAGCAATAATTGGGTTTAGCAACTATATTCTTTAATAATTTAAAAATGGAGGTTATAATATAACCATGTCAAGAATATCAATACCCCTAGTAAAAGAAAAATTTCAAACTGGTGATCGTCCTACACAGGAAGATTATGAAGATTTAATTGACTCTGCTACTTCACAAGCAACAGATCTTGGAACAGCAGGCAATAACGAAAATACAGTCAATGGAATAGAAAACGCAACAATAATAGATAATTTCAATGCATCAGATTGGCGCATGATTAAATATATTGTTTCTTTGTCTATGACATCGGCAGGTAATAATAAGTTTTATGCTACAGAAATAACAATTTTAGTTGACGGATCAAACATTAACGTCAGCGAATATGGAACTATAGACAACGATGGGAATATTGGCACCATTAGCGTCTCACGGGCTGGAAATACCGTGACCTTAACAGTCACTCCAGATCCTGCAATTACGCCAGTCACAGCACGTTTTGCACGTATTGGACTTAAGGCATAAAAAGGAGATAAAAAAAATGGCAACAATAACCAAAAACTTTAAAATAAAGCAAGGTCTTATCGTTGAAGGTGCAGAAGCAACCGTCGCTGGTAATGACATTCTTACAAAGAAACAAGCAGACCAAGACTACATTGTAAGTCTTATTGGTGGAACAGCAACAGATCAAAATACACCAAGCACAATTGTAAAACGTAATGCAGATGGAAACTTTTCTGCTGGAACCATTACTGCTAATTTAAGTGGAAATGTAACTGGTGATGTAACTGGTGATTTAACTGGTAATGCAGATACCGCAACAGCACTTCAAACTGCTCGTACAATTGAATTAACAGGAGATATAACAGGTTCTGTATCTTTTGATGGTACACAAAATGTACAAATTTCAACAAGTCTTGATGCAGATTTTGCTACAGATGCAGAAGTTGCTACCGCTAAGGCAGAAGCAATTTCAGATGCAGCAACAGATGCTACTACAAAGGCTAACGCTGCACAAGCAGCAGCAGAGGCAACTGCATCAGCAGATGCCACTACAAAGGCTAACGCTGCACAAGCAGCAGCCATTGCCTCTTCTAACACATACACAGATGGCGCAGTTGCAGGTCTTGTAGATTCTGCTCCTGATCTTCTTAATACATTAAATGAGTTAGCAGCAGCAATTGCTGACAATCCAAACTATGCAACAGATGTTGCTAACTTGGTTGCAACAAAGGCTGATACATCTTATGTAGATTCAGAAATTTCTGATCTTGATACAGCAGCACAAGGCTATGCAAATACAGCACAGTCTAACGCAGAATCATTCGCTACAACTGCAGCAAATAATGCTCAGACAGCAGCAGAAGATTACGCTGACGGTCTTGCTGTAAATTACGATGCAGCAGGCTCTGCTTCGGCAGCACAAGCAGCAGCACAGTCTTATGCAGACGGTCTTGATTCAGCAACAAACACTCGTATTGATGATCTTGATACAGATGATGTTGCAGAAGGTTTAAACAAATACTTTACAGATCAACGTGCACAAGATGCAGTAGCAACAGATATTGCTAATGCCATATCTGGTGTTAATTCAACAATTGAGGCACTTGATACAGATGATATTTCTGAAGGATCAAATTTATACTTTACAAATCAAAGAGCAATTGATGCTGTAGGTGGAAATATCAATGACGCAATTGCAGCAGGTAACGCAAATGCTTCTCCAACATATCAGGAGATAAATTTTACCTGGGCAACAAAGCAAGTTGGTACATACACATTTATTGCAAACTCAGGTGTATCAACTGTTTATACTTGGAATGGAAATTCATTCCCTGCAGCAAAGTTTCTTGTGAGAGTTCGTGAAGGACAGCACTCACAAGTTTCCGAAGTTCTAGTAACTAAGGATGACGCTGGTAATGTAGCAATTACAGAATATGCAATAGTACATACAAATGGAATTCTTGGGGATGTTACCGCAGAATTTTCAAATGGATCGTACTCATTAAAGGTAAATGCACAAAATAATTCAACAGAGGTTATCGTATCTGGCATGTTGCTTGCATACGGTGACTAATAAAGGAGAAGATGTTAAATGGCTACAGTCAACAAAGACTTTAGAGTAAAAAATGGACTACAGGTTAATGGAACTGGTAGTTTTGGAGGTGCGGTAGTTGTTGGATCTCCAACAATTGACACACACGCTGCTACTAAATTATACGTAGATGATTCTTTAGCCAATTTTGCAATTTCTTCATATGAAAGCGCACCAGAATCTGCAGTAAGTGGACAATTATATCTTGATTCGTTAACTGGAAGAATTTCGTTTTTTGCTGACAATCAATGGGTTACTCTTGCAACAATGAATGACACAATTGATTTACCACAGCACATTCATGATACTGCAATTGATGGAACTGGTTTTATAGTAAGTCAATATCAAGATGCTGGCTACTATAATGACGCAAGTTCTACACCAGTTGATGCTGGAAGTTACAACACTAATGCATGGACAATAACATGGGATGGTGGATTTGCAATCGATAACTTCAATTAAAAATTGATGTTATAATATAACGGGAAGAACCCACAAGGAGATATAAAACATGGCAACAAGAATGCAACAGCGCAGAGGAACCGCAGCACAATGGACTGCAGCAGACCCAATTTTGGCAGCAGGAGAAATCGGATTTGAATCTGATACTGGACAATTTAAAATTGGTGATGGAATTAACCATTGGGAAGATTTATCATATTTTAAAAATTTAGAAGATCTTGGCGGATCCCTAGATGACTATGTTCCAGTAGACACAAAGGGACAAGTAAACGGTGTAGCATCACTTGACGCACAAGGAAGAGTTCCTTTATCACAATTAGGAAACCTAATTGATGGTGCTCCAGGAGCATTAGATACACTTAATGAGTTAGCAGCAGCAATTGAAGATGACGCAACATTTGCATCAACCATGCTGGTTGCCCTATCACAAAAGGCTAGTTTAACTCAATTATCTGACCACACAGCAGCAACAATAAATGTTCATGGAATTGCCGACACAGCACTTCTTGCAACAAAAGTTTATACTGATGGAAAGGCTTCAGATGCTGAAACAGCAGCAATTACAGCAGCAGGAACAGCAGCAGATACAAAGATTTCAACACACAATTCACAAACAACAAATGTTCATGGAATTGCAAATACATCGCTTCTTGCAACAATGTCTTATGTAGATACAGCAGAAACAGATGCAGTTACAGCAGCAGGAACAGCAGCAGACTCAAAGATTGCAACTGCAGTAGCAGCACTTACAAAGTCTTCAGTAGGACTTGGAAATGTTGACAATACATCAGATGCAAACAAGCCAGTATCTACAGCACAGGCTGCAGCAATCGCAACTGCTAAGTCAGAGGCTATTGCAGATGCAACATCTCAGGTAAATGCAGTAATCGCATCTGCCCCAGCAGCACTTAATACTCTTGATGAACTTGCAGCAGCACTTGGTGACGATGCAAACTTTGCAACAACAGTTACTAATGGACTTGCTGCAAAAGCACCAATCAATACTCCAACATTTACAGGTCTTGTAACAGTTGCAGCATCTGGAGTAGCCTTTACAGATGGAACTCAATCTAAAGAAGGTGTACCATCTAGAACACCAATTATTCAAAAATCTGCTTCATATACACTTTCATCACTTACTGAAAGAGATTCTTTGATTGAAGTTGCTTCATCATCTGCAACTACAATTACAATTCCTGCAAACTCTGCAGTAGCATATCCAGTAGGAACATCTATTGATATTCTTCAAACTTCAACTGGACAGGTTACAATTGCAGCATCTGCTGGAGTTACAGTTAATGCTACACCAGGCTTAAAGTTACGCACTCAATGGTCATCTGCAACTCTTTTCAAGAGAGCAGAAAACACATGGGTTGTATACGGCGACTTAATGGCTTAATAAAAAACTAAGTAGGAAAAAGGAGATTCAAAATGGCAGCAGGTAAAAAATCAGGTAAAAAGTCCCAAGCATCAAATGACTTTTTGGAGCCAAAGGCACCAACTTCAGTATCAGCAACAAATGTTGGATCGGGACGTGCATTTAATAATGGACGAGCAGATGTAACCTTTACACATGATTCATCAGGCCCTGCTGCTACATCTTATACAGTAACATCCTCTCCAGGATCATATACTGCTTCAGGAGCATCATCTCCTATATCTGTAACTGGTCTACAATCAGGCACAGCATACACATTTACAGTTGTAGCAACAAATGCAGTTGGAAACTCTCCAGCATCTGCTGCGTCTAATAGCATTACTGCAACAACCGTACCACAAACACCTTCAGCGCCTTCAGCATCATCACCATCTGCTGGAGTTGACAGAATTTCTTGGTCAGCGCCAAATAACGGTGGTAGCGCAATAACTAATTATTTCTGGCAATCAACAGATGGTAAATCTGGAAATACATCATCAACATCTGTTGACGTTGGACAAGAGCAAGGAACTGCACAGTCATATAACGTTCGTGCAACTAATGCCAATGGAAACTCTGGAACATCTTCAAACTCAAACAACGTAACTACAACATTTTCCTTTGCACCTTTCGGTGCTTTTGGTGCATTTGGTGCTTTTGGTGCATTTGGCTTTGACTGGTCACTAAACATAAATACAGAAGTTCTTTTATCAACAGTTGCAGGTGAACCACAAGCAACAAAGCCTGCTGGTCAACTTCAAGTTGGAGATAAACTTTTAGCCTTAGATCTTGGAGATGAGTCTAATGATAACTCTGCAGCATATTGGCAAAATTGGACACTTCCTTCAAACGTAAATGTATCAGATTTAAATGTTGTTGAAACTACAATTACATGGATTGGTATTCAAACAGAAACAGACTTCGTATACATTGATGGAGATATGTTTTCTAATACACACTGGATTTTAACTAAAAAAGATGGCGTTGTAAAGTTTATTCAATCATCACAAATAGATACAACATATCAAAGATATTCATTTGAAGACAATGCATTTGTTGATATTGAACTTGTTGAGGCTGTAGAATTATATATGCAAAAAGTTGCTATAAACTGCGAGCCATATGATAACTTCTTTACTAAGAAAATGCTTGTAAAAGACTTTACTCCAAGTACTCCTGCTTAATATAACATATTTATCCAATTTAGTTATTGTGATATACTGTTAATATGAAAAAAAACAGGCCTTCAGTAGTTAGGTTTATTAACACTTTTCCAAAAATAAAAAATGTTTTTCCTGCTCCAGAACCTGCTTCAAAAAATATACCAATTTGGTATAAAAAACTTGAAAGTTTTTATAATAACGATACAACACCAGTAAATGGTCATCAGCAAATAACTGTTAAAAGATGTATTGCATTTTTAGATATGCTTTCAAGTGGGTATATAATAAAGGCACCGTTTGATATATATATAGATACAACTGGAGATAATCCACACTTTGATATTCCCGAAGTAATGAAAACGTTTGTTAGTCTTGGAAACAAGGCTTTAATTGGAAATCATGATATTAAACAAGTTACTGGATATCCATTTGACAAAGACCAATACATTGAGTATTTATTTAGAGTAAATGTTATTTGGGCTGTTGAAACCGATCCTGGATATAGCACACTCTTTATACAACCACAACATCAAGAAGTTTCTCCATTATTTACAATATCTGCAATAATTGATACTGATACCTATCCATCTAATGGTTTAATGTCTTTTTTAGTAAAAAAGAATTTTAAAGGCGTTGTTTCAAAAGGAACACCTTTATTGCAAATAATCCCATTTAAGAGAGAAGAATACGAATCAGAATATATAGAAACACAAGAAAAAGTTTCTCAAGTTAAAAATATAACAGCAAATATAAGAAGTGTATTTAACTCTGGGTATAAAAGATTTTTTTGGCACAAAAAATCTTATAGATAATTTTTGGATAAATTAATAATGATTAACTTTACAGAAAAAGAAATTAAATTTACAGAAAAAGAAGTATTAGCAGTTAAATACCTTTTTGATAAAATAAAACATATTCCTCACTTAAGGGGTTCTCTTTTTGCACACCTATACAATGTTTTCTTTTTATTAAAAAGTATGGGTGCTTCAGAGAAAACATGTCTGGCTGGACTTTATCATTCTTGCTATGGTACTGAAAAATTTAATTTAAAGGATAAAATTAACAAAGAAGATGTGATTCTTTATATAGGTAAAGATGCAGAAGAACTTGTATATTATTTTTCATTAAAAGATCGAAATGAAATTATTTTAAAAAACTCCATGAATTTAGATCCACAAAAACAATTATCTTTACTAGAAATTTTATATGCAAATGAGTTGGACCAAGTTCAAAACACAAAATATGAATTTTATAAACTTCATATTAATAATATTGAAGCCCTAATATCAAAATTAAGACAGATTGTTTTAGAATCTAAATAACTCTATACTATAACTTTAGGTAGAGTTTTTCTTTTTTGAAAACTCTGCTATAATTAGTTATTCAAAACAATAGGAGATTATGCATATGTCAGACTTTTTTTCTTTTAAATTATCATTAGATTTTATAGAGAGTTATAAAAAACTTGAAGCGCCCTTCGGATTTAAAGATGCTGCTAGTAATTCTTTGGGAGAGATTACTTTTATTAGAACATATTCTCGCATGAAAGAAGACAATACTAAAGAAAGATGGTATGAAGTTTGCAAACGTGTAATTGAAGGAATGTATTCTGTTCAAAAAAATCATGCTAAAGAAAATCGTTTACCTTGGAACGACTATAAGGCACAAAAATCTGCACAAGAAGCATTTGATCGAATGTTTAATTTAAAATGGACTCCCCCTGGTCGTGGCTTATGGGCTTTTGGTACTCCTATGACAATGGAAAAACGCAACTCTGCTGCTTTACAAAATTGTGCAATGGTTTCTACTCGTGACATTGATCGTAATGATCCAGGGGCATTGTTTGCCTGGGTAATGGATGCATTAATGCTAGGCATAGGGGTAGGGTTTGATACCCTTGGACAAGAGAAAGAAATGTTAATCTATGCGCCAACAGAGCCACCCTCAATATATGAAATTCCTGATACTAGAGAGGGTTGGGTTGAGTCTGTAAGATTATTAATTAATTCATACCTGCGTCCAAACCAACCTATACAACAGTTCACGTATGACTTTATAAGGCCTCTAGGAGCACCTATTAAGGGTTTTGGTGGGGTAGCCAGTGGTCCAGAGCCATTAATGGACTTACACAACCGTATTACAAAAATTATAGGATCTAGGG